CGCCTACAGTAGGATTCGTTTCGGAGACAACGACACGTTGTACGTCTACGATGACGAAATCGAGATTCTCAACTCAACAAGGAGCAAGATCGCAATGAAACTCAACACCAGCGGCAACCCGAAGGAATACATCGTCATCGCAACCTACCCGAACCCTGCCCAAGGGGTGAAGGAGCAGAAGGGTTTCGACAGCGATGCCCAAGCCAAAGACTTCGCAGCTCGCAGCGTGGTCGAGGCCAACAAGGGCGCCGAAGCCTATGTCTACAGACTGGAGCGGGTGGCTCGCCTGCCCCTCCCGGACGTGGACTGGCAGGGCAACACCAAGGCGTAGTTCCAGAAGTAACGCATCAAGCCCCCTCCCTCAAAAGAGGGGGTTTCTTAGGTTACTTCGCAGGTGGAGTTGGAGCCAGGCCTTTTCATATGGGGCCTGCCGTGGTATAATGTTTTATAGTCTTACAACCAACGAGGAGAACCGAGTGAACAGATTTGAAGTAGTGGACACAAAGATTTCCCGTTTCGAGGAGTGGGCTGTGGAGCGCTTTGACGAGTGGTGGCTAGAAAGGAAGATTCGCATAGCTAATCACCAGGTTAAGCTGGCGGAAGAAGTAGTCTCAACCTCCCTGGGCGCTGCGGCGAACTGGAGAGATTACGCAGAGAAGCTCAAGGATGTAAGGCACATCCGCGGATTCTCAGACAAGGGCAATGATTGGAAGCCTCCAGTCGACTGGCTATCCCTTGGAATGATAGTGCTCACCGTAGCGATCGCTGCGTTAGCTGCTGCGTTGGCGACGCACTAGTGTTCCATGTTGGAACAGTTCTACATGAAAGAAAGAGATGCAAACTCGTAACCACAACTGCGCTATCATCATCGCAGAGCCCAGCGGACTCTATGCTGTAAAGGAGTACGGCTGGACGAAGGATTCTCCCTATGACCAACCTGGGGTGAAGCCCTTTCTACGATCTAGGGGAAGTTATAGCTCGCTCGCACAAGCACAAGACGATGCAGAGTGGGTGAATCATCCAGAGCTTAGGAGAGAAAGGTGACCGCCTCCCCCAAGATGGACGATAGGCTCCTGCCGTGCCCGTTTTGTGGTCTCGAAGCACAGGTATGGTTCGACGACAACGCAGACCAAACTCGCTGGCATCATTGGCGCGCAGGATGTCGTCATCCCGGCCTTGTGTGCCCAGTGGAACCGCAGACGGTCGAGGAGTTCAAGACCAAGGAAACCGCGATTGCAGGTTGGAACCGCCGCGCCCTCCGCCAAGATAGCTCTGGTGGGATAGAAGTAGACGAATATCAAGCCAGATTGAACGGCGACCGTGCTGCGATTCGAGTAATCGACGAACTCAAGCGCGAACTTTCCCGCCTCCGCGCCGCCCCCCAGGAGAGCCGCAGCGAGGTACCCGAGAACGCTGTCGAGCTTGCTGCATATCGTCGGGCGCTTGAGCAGATCATTCGAAGCGAGGACTGCGATCCAGTACAAGTAGCGCATGAAGCGATCACTCCGTTTACCGATTGGGCCGGAGCAAGTGAGGTACAAACGCGCGCTATTGAACGTGCCCTCGCCTCCCACGCAGAGCCGGGCGCTCAGATTCCATATGACGGTGTAGCAAACCGCGCTCAATACGAAGCAGAAACGGCCCACGCAGCACAAGCCGAGCCGGACGCTCAGATCAACGCAGCCGGGCGGTCCAGTGCTGGCTTTGTGCCGGTCGATAAATCTGGGCCTGCCTCGGCTGCACCCGAACCCGCAGCGCAAGCGCGGATCAATCGGTGGATAGCTGAAGGCCGTGCCCAAGGGCTGGAGGATGCGTGTAAATTGGTAATGGAGTATGGCGGCACTAGAAATCAACGAGTCGCTCTGTGCCGTCGAATCCTCACCAAGATCAAGCCCCGCGAGACGGAGGGAAAGTGAAAACCTATATTGATTGTACCTTCGTTGGGACTGATCTTCCGGAATCCACCACGCCCGACGAAGCGGGGGAGTTTGAGGACTGTATGCATGAGTTCCTAGTTGCTGTCTCGGAGATTCCAAAGCCATTCGATCCAGAAAACTTCCCGGAGGGAATGATCGTCACTGACGCAGAACTCGTTTTCTTACTTCGCAAGCACTTTTCCTCCCTCATCGAGCGCATGGTGCCGAGAGCCAGATTCAGTTGGAGCGACGCTGGAATGTACGCAGATGATAACGGTGGTTGGGTCTGGGTAGAGAAAGGAAATCCACCCTTTCCACTCCCACCGCAGAAAGGATCGACGTGAGCGACCTACACGACAAGTACACACTAGAAAGCATGAAGCCCGCCGAGCCGGTGGTAGGGACGCCGAGGACGGAGACGGCAGTCATCGCTTGGGAAGCGACGGGCAGCGATTGTGTTTATGCCGACTTCGCCCGCCAACTGGAGAGCGAACTCGAGGCGATGCGCCGGGCGTTCAACGCCGAAGAACGTGAATCGTACACGCAAGCCAAGCGCGCCGAGAAGGCCGAACGCAAAATCACCGAACTCGAAGAAAACGAGCGCGAATACGAGCGGATTCTCGGACGCAAGTCCTACCAGGAACTCGCAGATGAACTCGCCGGGCTGCGGGCAGACGCGGAGAGGCTGAAGCGAATCCGAGTGGCCTACAAAGCCGGGATCGTCCAGAGCGGAAACGGCACGGGTTACGTTGACGTGCTTTTGGAGATGGATCGCGAGGACGCCCTGAAGGCCCGCCCATGACCCGCGAAGATCTCTACCTTCTTTGCTGCAGGATCGCAAAAGGGGACGAATGGGGCCTCACAGGTTTAGAAGAGTCAATCCGCTCCGTCCCTGCGCAGGGGATGGTGATGGTGCCGAGGGAGCCGACGGCGAAGATGCGATCGGCTTGGATAGGCACCGAACTCAAGCATCGCTTGTTTGGGCAGCAGGGGCAGTCAGTTTCCCACGGCGAAAGAGAACCAGATGCTTGGAAGATGGCCTACCACGCCATGCTCGCCGCTTCCGAGAGCGGGCGAAAGGAGGGGGAGTGAGATTTCGAGACTGGATGGCGTTGAGTGGGTTCGTGCTCTTACTTACGGGCATGCTTGCGGGATGTTTGCTCCATGTTTGGGGCGTTATATGAGCACCATGACCCCTCCCTCCAAGCGGAAGGTGGAAGCGGCGGTGCGGGCGAAGTTCGATGAGTGGCTCCGGAAATACTATATTGCCGAGCAGCATCCGCTCACCGTCGAGGCGTTATGGGCCGCATGGCAAGAGGGCGCCCGACTCGCGGCGACGAAGGGGAGGAAGTGATGCTTGATTACGAAGCATTAAGCCGACTCGCCCAGGAACAAGCCGCTAGGAAAGCTGCATTGTGTTATCCACCAGGGACGCAGCGCGAAGCAAAGGAAAAGGAATTAGAGCAGCGATACTACAGACGAATGGTCTATCCATCAAACTTCGTTGCGCCCGCCGGGCGGGCGTAAGGACTAAACCGTTTTACAACTGAAACAAGGAGTACCGAATGGCACAGGTAGAAAAGATAAGATGGAACATAGAAGAAGCTACTGCTGTAGTTAACTCAGCAAAGCAGTTCTGGGCTTCTGCCCCAGGAATGACTATGCTGGAGGCTGTACGCGGCGGGCAGAACGCTCTCCCGAAGGAACGCAGAAGGGCCCTTACAGGCTCTCAGCAGATCAGCCCAACAGTAAAGATGTTGCTAGACCAGTTCGTGGCCGCAGGAGGTTTGGAGACTAAGCCAGTTGAAACCGAACCGGCGCCAGCACCGAGCCCTGTGGCTCCAGCGCCTTCGGCGCCTACGCCGCTGGAAATCGCCTTGCATGCGTTAGCTGACTCCGTAGCTGCCACCGTAAGTGAGCGAATAGCGGAGCGAATTCACCAGTCTCTCGCTCAGCGACTGGAGGGAATTCTGCAGCACGTTGCACAGCAAGCCGTGCAGACGGACATTCAGCGAAAACGAAAGGTGTTGATCCTCGGCCTGACGGATTACCTCCAGCATCCCTTGGAGCAAGAATTTGCGAAGGTGCTAGACTTGAGGTTCAAAGAGCCAAACGCTCCGATGAACGGCATCGTGGATTCTGCCAAGGGTATGGACTTCGTGCTGGTTACAAAGTGGACCGGCCACAAGACGAGTGCCTCCCTGCGATCTGCTGGGATAGAGTTTGTCTTCGTCGACGGAGGCATCAAGGCAATCAAAGAGAAGCTAACCGAGTTTTACGTTCTTTAACCAAGGAGATTCAAAGATGGAAAAGTTCCAAGTGAAGTTAAAGCTGTCGAAGGAAACGCTGGGAACCTTTGTCTATGCGACGAAGGAAGCCGGCGCTCACGTGAAGTCTGTGTACGTGAGCAAGAGTGCCTTCGAGGGTGCGGCGCCCGCAGCGTTGATGCTTACGCTAGAGGAAGCGTCTTAGGCTTTGTTTCTGTATTGACATTTGATTGACACGCTGCCATAATGGGTGTGTTGAAGCAGAACGAACAAGGAGATTCAAAGTGAACTTCAAAAGATGGTTCTCGTTGGGATTTCTTCCTGACGGTGAAGGTGGCGGTTCGGTAGTAGAAACCAAGCATGATCTGAGCAAGATGTCGGGGTGCATTCGGGCTGCTCTCGACCAAGGAAAAGCGCCGGGCTGCTTACTGTTTGGTGGCGAAGAAGGCCCTTTTAACCCGTCTAGAGGCTGTGCTGTAGGGCTGGCTATAATCGGCGCGGGAATGGTTAAGGATTATTACCTTAATTGCAAAGCCTACGACCGGATGGAGCTGGGCGCTACCTTGACCCCTGGACGTTACTGCTATTATGCCGCGGAACTTTTCGGTATGTCCCCTGACGTAGTGTTCGAGGCAGAGTGTCGGTACATGGGCTGGGAATATCACTCTTCGGTAAAGCAAACCCCCGCTGAAGTCGCTGATTGGCTTGAATCCAAAGGATTTTAGGGGTAGCATCGCTTTCGTGGACTGAACCACAACGCGCGGGGCGGTTTCCTCGCAAAAGAGAAAGGAAGCAAATGAAGATTGCAGCTAAGACGAAGGAAAAGCCCACTCCCGTTGAGGTGGATTACGCTGTCCCTGACGGACTGCCTGCCCTGACTACTGCGTTCGGCGCTGAAGTTGTTGCCGCTCACGCAAAGGGCAGTATCGTGATCTCCGCGCAGGCTTTCATGCGGCGCCTGATCGAGAAGGGCAAGAGCCAGAAGGATATTCAGGACGAACTGTCCAAGTGGAAGCCTGACCTTCGCGTGGTCGTGAAGCAGAGCGCCGAGGAAAAGGCTCAGTCCGCGATCAAGAACCTCACTGCCGAAGCCCGTGCGTCGCTGCTCAAGCAGCTTCAGCTGGAACTGGCTGGCGGGGCGAAGCCTGTGAAGGCGGCCTAAGCTGGTCGTTTTGTACCCTGCTGTTCCAATTTGGAACAGTAGTATGCGGGAACACGCAGGGTGCAATTCAAGGGGCCTTAGAGTTGTACACTGACCGTGATCCTCCCACACGGGCAATACACTTTAGGGTTCCCTGAATTGCAACTTTACAAAGGGAACAAGATGGAAAGTCACTGGAACTATCGGCGGGTTAAGCATATTAACTCAAAAGAGCCTTACGCCGAGCAAGGTTACTGCACCGTTCATGAGATACACTGGAATGCAGACCAAACCCCTCACCTCTTTAACTTCAACGATCTAAAAGTCTTCGAAAAAGAAGATCTAGAAAGGATCGCAGCCGCTTTTGACCACCCTCCTGTTGTCGAGGTAGATGATGCATCTATCTTCTGGGACGCAGAGGATGATTATGGAGTTTGGAATTACAAGACTTGGAAGTGGCTAGTCGAAAAGGATTCTTCAACTGTGGAGCAAGTGTGAGTGCGTAGAGTCTATGTGCTGAACCGCGGCGGGCATGATTATAGTGCTGCTGAAGAGTTTGGCGAAGTGGTGTATTGCACCGAGGGGAATCTCTCCAAGTGGGACATAAACCAGATGTATCGTATCGCTGAGGAGAACCTCGTCGATAGCGAGCCAAGCGACTACATCGTTCTCACCTCGTTGACCTCCCTATGTAGCGTCTACAGTGCTGTCTTCGCACACAAGCATGGCCGGCTGAACCTGCTAATCTTTAAGGACGGAGGGTATGTGGAACGGACTCTAGTGATTGGGGAGGGCGTACCCTGTGGTTAAAAAGTACTACGACAACACGATGATTTCAAGCTACAAGGACTGTCCTCGAAAGTACTATCTACGCCATGTAAAGAACTGGCGCTCCGGAGGAACTTCGCTTCCACTGAGCTTCGGCCTAGCGTGGCACGCAGCGATGGACATAGTATGGCAGCATGCAAAGCGCCTTGACAAGATGAGCCTTGCTCAAGCGGGCTATGCTGCCTTCTGTAACTCTTGGGAGGAACAAGGCTTGCCAGTTGATCTATCCCTTGAGCAGATTGAGGCCTCATCTCCTCGTGTGCCTCCAGTGGCTGCGGAGATGCTCCACGGGTATATAGATGTTCGCTGGAGGCTGCTGCAGGAAGCTGACCTCGTAGCAAGCGAGCAGCCCTTCGCCGTTCCTATCCCAGGAATGGATGAACGCTGGTACATAGGGCGCCTGGACAAGGTAATTCGCACTACCGAGGTAATTCCCCTTGAGCACAAAACTACAACGGAGTATAAAAAAGATGGAGGCTTTAAGGCTAGTTACGTCGAGGGATGGTTCAGCGATTCCCAAGTCAAAGGGTACGAGTTTGGGGGTGGGCTGTTCTTCCCCGGTGTTTCTCAGGTCTGGGTGGACTCTGCGCTGGTACACAAGACTGTCCATGACAAGTTCAGATTCATTCCAGTATCTCACCCTATGCCTATGCTCCAAGAGTGGGTCGGGGATACAAGAAACTGGATCAGGAGGATTGAGGCAGACACTACTGCGGGGTACTTTCCAAAGAACGAAGGCTCTTGTCTTGGTAAGTTCGGCCCCTGCTCCTTCCTCCCTGTCTGTCGAACAACTCCTGACCCTGGTAAGATGGGCGAACCCCCCGAGGGATACATAACAGAAGCTTGGGAGCCGTTTGATCTACTAGGCTTGGAAAAGATTTTTGACAAGGAGTCTACAAATGAGCAAACGAGTAACAATAGTAACGCTACAGATAAGAGTTCAGACACCGGAAGGGAGTAATACAGCAGAAATGTTAGCCTTCATTAGAGAGGCTATAGAAGCTAAGGTGTCTCTGGATAAGTCTTTAGCACCTAAGGTCGCAACATCTAGGATAGACCTAGAAGATTTAGTAGTGAAACTAGTGAAGAAAGAGACAACCTATGGTTAAGTTCAAGTGCCGTTTCTGCGCTAATCAAGGTGTTGAAGCTTGGGGAAACCCAGGCCACGGAGACTGGACTAAGCCTATGTTTTCCAATACTAAGCCTATGTTTTCCAACACTACCAGGGTGGAGTGTGAAAACGGCCACCGTTGGTCCGTCCCAAAACTTAACAAGGAGAAAGCAGAATGACTCAAACCTATGACTCCCGCTGCAAAGACCTTGCAGTAATCTTCATCGAGCCTTACGTACATACGAAAGCTGACTTGGATGAGCTTGCCTGGGCTATCCAAGACACCATCGAAAGTTACACATCAGGCCTTGAGCCTAAGGCTGCCGAGAGCGCCAATGAGTAAAAAGTTTGGGTGCGTTACCCTTCAAAAGCCTAGCCTACAGGGGCTTATCCTGATCGGTGGGATTTTTGCGATAGGTGGTCTTGGTATTCTCGCGTTAGTTCTTTCTGCCTTAACCATGAACGCTGTATCTCTGTGGGACTGCTTGGATAAGCTCGCGGTCAAAGTTATGGAAGGCCAGAATGCCCAGTAACGCAAAGGATGCTGCCGCAGCTACCTCCCGGCGCATTCTCGTCTTGGGAGACACTGGTGCAGGAAAGACTACACAGTTCCTCACCTTGAAAGGAAAGAAGTACATTCATCTTTTCGACCCGAACGCTCTTATGTCCTTAAGGGGCTACGATGTTGACTATGATGAGTACTTGCCTACCGCGATTCGAGGAGCCATCCAGAGCCTCTCTAAGGACAAGGGCGGCGATGCGCCGAAGAATCAGAAGTCTGACGTATATCGCACCTTCGAGCTCGAGTTCAACGAGCGCCTTGAGAATGGCTTCTACAATCAATACGACTGGATAGGCTTTGACTCCGCTACCACGCTGCTCGACCTAATGATGGATCGTGTCCTCTCGATCAACGGGCGCCTGGGCACCTGGCCTCAAGAAGATGATTGGGGTCCACAGATGATTGCCTTTACTAACATCTGCCGCACACTCGCGGGGGCTGGAAAGAACATCTACATGACCGGGCATATGCAAGATAAGAAGAACCGGAAAACTGGCGCTAGCTCTCGTGTCCCGATGATGACTGGCCAGCTGGCGCAGAAGATTCCCCTTCTCTTTACGGACATCTTCGGCTTTGACTCTGACAAGACGGACGATGGAAAGGTAGGTTACTTTATGCACACGGTACGAGACCGTGAGTTTACAGTAATTCGTACTTCCATCAAAGGGCTAGAGCCGGTAGAAAATGTCACGATCCAGTGGGAGACTACAAAGGACCCTGTTGGGCAAGGACTTGGGGGAATTCTTTCATGGTCGGAGAAGAATGGCTGAGGCTTCTAAAGTTCGTAGTAATCGTGCTGCTTTGTGGCTGGGTAGTGCGACAGATAGCTTTGTACGGCCAAATAGTAAGATGGTGGTAGGAGGCCCATGACACACGGAACAGAAATGCCGTCAATGTTTAAGAATGCGCTAACCAGCACTAACTATGCTGGAACTGCATTCTTAGACACCACTCGTAATAGCCCAACCTCTTCAACTTGGAGTACAGGTATGTACGCTGAGGCGAGGAAGGAGAAGGCGTATGAAAATTTTTTAAATCCACCAGATAGGACGCCGCCAATGCCAGACGCAAAAGAACCAACGATAGATCTTCGAATCGTAAAAGTCGTAATCGCAGACGTAGACAAGAATCTCCCTGTCGCTTCCAGAGTGCTTTTCCAGGGAGAAGAACAGGTAACAGAACTGACGGATGAAGAGCTATTCTTCGAGGTTCCCATTGTGGACCTGTTGAAGAAACACAACGAACTTCGTGCGAAGAATCTGAACAAGGCTGATACCTCGAAGGCCGGAAAAGATGTCTTTCTTGAGCCCATCCGAGTTCGTGACTTGAGGATGGTAGTAGTCGAAATCGCTGATTTTTCGAACTAAACTAACCTAGGACTAAACCAATGGCAAAGATTATTGTTAACCTGGCTGACCCCTCCGTCTCGGAGCCGAAGCCTGTTCCAGACTCCATGTATGACCTGGAGATCGTCTCCGCTGAGTCCACAAGCAGCCAGGGCGGTTCGCCTCAAGTGGAGGTTCACATCGGAATCCTCGGCCATGAGGACGCACCGAACGTGCGGCACTACATCTCTCTCCCCAAGGAGGGTGATGACGCCGGAAAGCGCGGCACCAAGCTGCTCTTTGCGAAGCGCTTCTGCTCGCTGTTCAAGATTCCCTACGACGAGACGGGCTTCGATACAGACGACTTCACTGGAAGCAAGGCTCGCGCCGAGCTTACCACGGAGGAGCGCAACGGGAATACCTACAACAAGCTGATTCTTCCTCGCCTGAAGGACGAGGGCGGCCTAAGCTCGACAAAGGCTGTCGCTAAGCCTCCGAAACGCGGGTAGGCTACTTCCTGCAGCGGCCTTCACAAGAGGCCGTTGTGGAAAGTGGGCTGCGGCGATTACGGGCGAGGCGGGCATCGACCGCCTAATTGACAACGTAACGATCCTGAGGCGTCCCCTACAGGCCAGCCCACTACAGGAGGTTAGATGAAAGTAATCGTTCCAGGACATACATACGTATTAGAATCTATTGATGGAGTCTATCCGCAGGGAATAGTTTTTGTAAAGAGGGTTGGAGACTATTACCCTGGTAACACAGGGCAGCCTCACGCAGGTACAACTATACAAGAGGTATGCCGAATGCTGTTAGATAGAGTTAGATACGTTAATGGACAGATCTCTTGTCTAGAGAGCGAACTTATTCTAGGACATCTCAACACGATAATCGCTCTCTGTGAGTTCCGAGCAGCTAGAGTCCACGGCCGAGTCTTAGATATAGAGACCATTGACGAACTGGAGCACACCGCTTCTTGCAAGGTCTGTGGGCATCTTCAGTGTGAGCAACATGAAGCTACGTGACCTCGTGAAACCACTAAGTGAGCAGACCGATGAAGAGCTACAGTCTCGTCTACGAGAGATACGTCACTCTAGAGAAAATGTTCGGCCTGCGGCGAAAAAGATCGTGGCCCGCATTGAGGAGAAAACTGAGCGAAAGAAGGTGTCGAGGGTTCAAGACCTTCTTGAGGACCTTACACCTGAGGAAAAACTTAAGCTTGTTCAACAACTGTTAGCCCAAGGAGAGGGAAATGAGTGATGCAATACCGCAGGGTATTCCAAGAATTCTGAATATCGACGACATTAAGTGGGACACGCGCTATCGTGCAGAGTTCGGCGATCTGGAGGCGATGGCAGACTCCATTAGGGAAAAGGGGATAATCCAGCCAATCTCAGTTTCTACGAAGATGAAACTCCTCGCTGGGGAGCGGCGTATTCGAGCGGCAAAGATGGCTGGGCTAACGAAAATTCCTGCCCTTGTACGGGAAGTAACTGGAGAGGTAGATGAGCGCGAAATCGAGCTTCTTGAAAATATCTATCGAGAAGACTTTACCTGGGCAGAGAAAGTCAAAGGTATTAGGGACATTGACCGTCTATACAGAGAAAAGCATATGGACTGGTCCGGACGGAAAACGGCGGAGCTTCTCAACAAAGGGATTGGAAGTGTCTCCAGATATCTACAACTGGCCAGTGCTATTGATTCCTTTCCTGAGCTTGCTGAGGTTGCTACAGCCGAGGAAGCCCTCAAGGTTGTCAAAAAGATTCAAGAAAAAGAGATTGTATCGGAGCTACGAAAGCGGCATGACGTTGACACGCCAGGCTTCAGCAAGGGCCTCAAAGCGATGCTCAAGATCGGCGAAAACAACTATAACATCGGGGATACTTTTAAGGGCCTCTCAGAACTCAGGACAAACGGAGTCGTGAACGTCATTGAGTGCGATCCTCCATATGGGATTGACCTCAAAGTGATGAAACGCGCAAAGGACAGCGCAACGGCGACGATCCACAAGTACAATGAGATCGACATAGACGAATACCCACAATTTCTGCATACACTCACAAAGGAGCTTTACCGCGTAGCGGCACAGCACTCGTGGTTGATCTTCTGGTTCGGACCAACGTGGCAGCATCAAGTCCTCACAAGCCTCCGCGCAGCGGGTTGGAGTGTAGATGAGATTCCCTGTATCTGGGTAAAGTCTCAGGGACAGACCATGCAACCTGAAGTATACCTTGGCAGGGCGTATGAACCGTTCTATCTCTGCCGCAAAGGGATTCCTACCCTCATAAAGAGGGGCCGGCTGAACGTGTTTGATTTCGCTACGACACCTGGCCAGCAGAAGATTCACACCACGGAGAGACCTCTTCCCCTTATGGAAGAACTGTTGGAAACGGTAGGGCTTCCTGGCCAAGTGGTCTTGGTTCCCTTCCTTGGAAGTGGCAACACACTAAGGGCTGCCTACAAATGCGGTATGAAAGCCTTTGGCTGGGAGAAGTCCTCCGAGTACAAGGACCAGTTCATGCTAGCCATTGAGGCAGACTCAAGGGCACTTGGGGCGGATGAAAATGAGTAAGAAGGTCATTATCTACATGAATGAGCAGTTGCACGCTCGCGTACCTAAACACGGTGTAATGACCGTGCAGCATGGTTCGGCCAAGTGGTACACTAACGAGATTGACTTGAAGCTTAGCATAAGCGCCAAGGTCTACCTTCGTCAAGACGAGGGAATAACCGTAGCTGGAAGGAAGATACGAGTGCTTTATAAACCAGAACTTTGCAGTGACGTGAAGAGCCACGAAGTGAAGGCTTGGATAGAGGTCACTTGAGCTTCACTCCGGAGACTGCTCCTCGTGTAATTCCTGCCGAAGGCCCCAAGAACGCAAAGATTGCGATCGTGGGTGAGGCGGGAGGCTCCTATGAGAATACTCAACTGCGGCCATTTGTCGGCCCAGCAGGGGGAGTTCTTGAGCACTGTATGCACGCTGCAGGAATCATCCGCAGCGAGGTCTACATTACAAACGTAGTGAAGCTCCAGCCAAAAGGGAATGAGATCGCGCCGTACTTTAACGGTGCAAAGGGACAGTTCACCTTCGAGGGAAAACAATGGGTAGACGCTTTGCTAGAGGAGTTGCAAGGAGTAAAACCAAACGTGGTTGGAGTGTGCGGCGCTACCGCGCTGTGCGCGCTTACTGGAAAGACCAAGATCACAAAGTACAGGGGCTACGTATTGGAGGGTGTGAATCAACTGAAGGTGATTCCCCTTATTCACCCTGCGGCAGCATTGCGTGGTCAGTACGTATGGCGCTATCTCATAGCCACAGACCTAAAGAAGATTAAAGCGGAGAGCGGCTTTCCTGAAATCAGAAGGCCCCAAAGGCAGCTAGTCACTGAGTTCTCCCACGTTCACGAAGTACTTGAATGGATTGAGTACTTTGAGAAGGCAACTCGCGTGTGCTTTGATATTGAGGTGCTAAACTATGAACTGGCTTGCATTAGTTTTAGTGACACTGCTAGCACTGCTTGCAGTATTCCTCTCGATCATCGCTGGAGCGAGAGCGACGAAGCTCTCATTTGGAGAGGGCTGCAAAGAGTTCTTGGAAATCCTGCGTCCACAAAAGTAGGCCAAAATCTTATCTTTGATATACACTTTCTACTTACAAAGTGTGGCATCGAAGTGAAGGGTCCTTTAGAAGATACGATGGTGGCTCACTCAGTGATGTTCCCAGAGCTGAACAAGGGGCTTGGTTTCCTTGTGTCCCTCTACGGAGGGAGTCAAGCTTACTACAAGGACATGGTGAAATTCTCTAACATAAAGGAAGAGTCATGACAGCGCCAAGTCACGACCTCAACGACTGTTGTCAGCATTGCAAGTGCTGGCTTGGGGATCGTTCTAGTAAAGATGGTGAGGCCCAGGGAGAGTGTCATCTAGACCCTCCTCAGGGAGTTGGAATGGTCCCTAGGCCTAGCCTCCTAAATCCAAAGGCTATGGACCTGCAACTGATCTTTGGCTGGCCCACTGTGAAGGCGCTACAGTGGTGCAGCAGGTTCGAAAGAGCTGTTGAACCGACGAAGCAATGAACAACGATTTCCTAACCTACAACGCGCTGGATGCAGCGTGCACTATTGAGTGCCGGGACGCCTTCTGGGAGGACCTCTCTTTGGAAGGCTATCAGCCTGCTTATGACATGACGGTGGCAATCTACGAACCCCTCATGTTTATGCAGACTCGTGGCATCAAAGTAAACTTTGAGGCGCTTACTTCCACTAAGGTAAGCATTCTCGCAAGTGCAGCCGAGAAACAAGAAGAGCTGAACAAACTTTGCGGAAGGGAACTGAATGTCAACTCCTCCAAGGACTGCCAAGCCTATTTCTACGTTGAGCGAGGAATTGCTCCTTACTATAACGAAGGACGAGTCACGGTGGACGACTTGGCCCTGCAACGTATGTCGAGAGGTACTGCTAAGCGGGGAGGGCTTCGAGAAGCAAAGCTTGTTCAGGAGATTCGTGGTCTTCAAAAGCTACATGGAACCTATCTCGACATTGAGTTTGACCCTGACGGACGGATGCGTTGTAGCTATAACCCTCGAGGGACTAAATTTGGACGACTAAGCTCGAGTAAGACTGTTTTTGGCACTGGCACGAACATGCAGAACTTGCCTCAAGAGTTCAAGAAGTTTCTTGTGGCAGACCCAGGTTATGTCTTGTGGGAAGTGGATAAGCGGCAAGCTGAGTGGGTTGTAGTCGCCTACCTAACGCAAGACGCGAATATGCTTAGCGTCGTGGAGAGCGGGCAGGATACTCACATCCACACCGCTTCGTTGATGTTCAACGTAGAAAAGGAGCTACTTGAATATGAAGCCAAGATCGTGGGGAACAATAGCGATAGTGACTACATTAGCGGGCTGCGCACTAGTGATGACAGGCTGCGCAGCTTGGAGGGAAAACTCCCTCGCACCATGTCAGCCAGACAGTGCGGAAAGAAGTCTAACCACGGCCTCAACTACGATGAAGGGTTCGCAAAGTTTGCCCTCATCAACGAGATGGAACAATCAGAATCCAAACGAATCTGGCTCCTGTACCGCCACATTTATCCTGGACTGCCCCTGTGGTATGAAGCCATTAAGCGGCAGCTGTCTCGAGACAGAACTCTTACCAACTGTTTCGGACGAAAAGTAAGATTCATGGATGCTTGGGGGCCGGACCTTTGGAAGGCGGCTTACTCCATGCTTCCGCAATCCACGGTAGTTGATTCACTAAACCAGGGGATGGTAAGAATCTACCACGATGAAGAGCTGTGCGATGCACATGCCAGTAATATAGATTTACTTGGGCAGGTTCATGACTCAATTCTTCTTCAAGTTCCGGAGTGGCTAATTCAAGACCCTAGCTTTCAGGATGTACAGAAGCAGGTCTATGACTATGTCTCACCTGAGCTGACCTACAATGGGAGGACCTTTAAGATTGCCACAGACTCCAAGTTTGGCCTCAACTGGGGCGGATTTCATAAGGAGCTAAATCCGCTTGGAATGAGAGAGGTCAAAAGCCACAATGAACTAAAGAAGACCTTGGGGGAACTCGGTGTCCAAGCGAGAACTGGATGATTGGCTTACGAGATATCTTGAGTACACAGAGCAGACAGAGCCTCCTACGACGTATCACACTTGGTGTGGTCTATCGGTCGTGGCGGGGGCGCTCCAACGCAAGGTGTATCTGGAGTGGGGATTCGAGACGATCTATCCGAACCTCTTTGTTGTTCTTATTGGGCCCTCAGGAAAGGCCAGAAAAGGGGTGGCGCTCGGGATTGCTAAGTCATTACTACTCGGACTACCAAGTGTGTCTATTGCGCCGGAATCGACTTCTGGCCGCGAAGCGCTCATCCTTGCGATGAAGCGATCGCTGAGTAACTTCTCTCTACCTAACGGCGGCAAGATAAACTTTCACTGCTCCATTACTGCTTTCAGTGAGGAGCTTTCAGTTCTACTCGGCCAGGGAGACATAAAGCTCCTTGCAAACTTAACGGACTGGTATGACTCAAAAGATGAGTGGGAATATGAAACGATCGGACGGGGTAAGGATTCGCTCCAAGGTCTTTGTTTCAATCTTATGGGAGCAACAGCACCCGACTGGCTACAGTCCATGCTCCCACAGGAAGCTGTTGGTGGAGGCTTTACGTCGCGCGTTATCTTTATCGTGGAGGAAGCAAAGGGAAAGACGGTTCCCGAGCCCCCTCCCCCCAACAAGGAGCTGGGGGATCGTCTACGTAGAGACCTTGAACGGATCAACCAACTCAAAGGAGAATTCACGTTCACGGAGTCGGGGAAGAGATGCTATATCAACTGGTACAAAGAGCAAGACCGTCTACTTGGGGAAGATACGCCAGCGGTAAAGGATACGCGCTTCGCAGCTTACTGTGAGCGCCGAGCCACACATCTCCGAAAGCTAATGATGCTCGTAAGCGCTAGCCAGGGTGATACACTGAAGCTCGACCAAGTCGACTTTGATAAGGCTATACGAATTCTACAAACCGCTGAAGTGAAAATGGGTAAGACCTTCGGCGGTCTCGGCCAGGCAAAGAACTCAGACGTCACAGAGAAAATCTTGAATTACATCAAGAGCGTCAAGACCACAACTCGAAAGGTGATAATTGCAAGGTTCTACCGCGATGTAGATATGTTTGCGCTGAACAACATCGAAGCGATGCTGGACGCAATGAAGGTCGTAAAGATTGAGGTGATACCTAAAACTAACGAAAAGGTGTATAGATGGATCGGGAACGACTAATGTTCCATGTTGGAACAGTAGAGGATTAACATGATAACCTCTGGTAATATAAAGCTAGACGCCATCGTCGCAGAGCTTGAAGCCACAGTACTAGGCTTCGTCGAAGGAAACGCCCTCAAAGCCGCTGAGATAGCAGCCTTGAAGGCGGAGATTACAACGCTAAACGAAGCGCTAAAGGCAGCTAACGCACTGCTCGAAAAGCGTAAGCGGAAGCCTAAGCCTTTGGCACCACAAGAGCTGCCGCAGCCGCCTGCACCTGGTTAGCAATCGAAGCGAGAACGTCCCGCTCAATGCTAGGCAGCGCTGCCAGCAGCGAAGCGTTCAGCTTAGCCAACTGCAGCATGATGTTGACGGCGCTAGAATCCGCCGCGATGCTGGTAAAGAAGGTTGCCAGCAGTGGCAGAGCCGCTTTCTGTGCATCGGTTTTTGCAAGGGCTACCGCCCCAGAGATTACGTCGCTCAAGCTCATTTCTGTTCCTTTCGTGGTTAGATCTTCGGGGGTGCCCCAGCAACTATAGCACCGTAGCCAAAGGCATAGGCAACGGTTTGAAGTGCCATAGCATACTGTGGAAACATCTGCGCTGCCACACTAAGGACTAGCATTCCTACCGCGTGTCCTCGAGTGCTGTTAAACCAAGCATCTATTACTTTCATGGGTACTCCAGTAGTGATTGGTGCGGGTACTTCTCTGTTTATGCCTATGGTAATCTGATCTGCAGCCAAGAGCTTAGTGAATAGCTCTGCAAAGGCCTCATGTGACTCACCTACAAAATCCTTCGCCTTCGTTCGGCCTACAAGTAAGCAGTCCTTCGTATCTTTTGCCGTATTCCCCCAGTGAATCTCAATCCCTGTATGCCCTGGTACAGCCAGCAAAAAGGGCATTATACGGTTAAACTTTACTGAGTGCAAAAGTTTCACGTCGTACACTCCGGCTGGAATTGGAGGCTGCGGTTCCAGAACATAGCACTCAAATGTGCCATCTATAAGTAGCTGTGAGATTACACTTGTAGCGCTTGACTCCAGCGGAGTGATTGAAAGTTTCACTGTGCGTCAATCTTCTTCTGAACGGCCTTTGGTACAGTAGCGTCTATAGAGAGCTTCTTCAGCGTTCTTGGGCGGTCCTTCTCTGGAGTAGCAAGGATGAGAGTCTGTGCCCACATTCCCTCGTGCATGACACGAGACCAGTTGTCACTCTTGTAGTCATGCCAGTAAAGTAGCCCGATCGCTGCAAGAACTAAGACTACGAAGATAACACTCTTACCTCGTGCTTGTAGCTCTAAAGGGCCAAGTTTAAGTCCCATATCGTCGGACCTCCGACCGTTAGTGGTTTCCTCTTCGTCAGCCATCAAGACCCCTCTCATAGTTAGTGGTTTTATGATGCAGCCATAAAGTGTCCTGAAAACTCAAGGCCTGTACCATCCTTAAAGATTGCATTACTACCAATGGCCGTACTCGCGACAGTCCTGGAAAAGATTTGAATTTGATTAGCTCCACTAAAACAAGTTGCTGCCATAGAAACAATTGCTGTAGCCAAAGTTCCATCATTTCCAACGGCAACAATTGTTGCACCTCCAGTATTAGTAAATGGTAAACCAGAGATCGTAGTTGTACTCCCTGTTCCAATTGTATTAATAGTTAAGAGCCCAGAAAAAGTCACTAAACGACCAACTTTAGTGTAACTACCCACTTGAGTTGTATAGGTAGTTGTTCCTCCAAGCGAAGGAATCCAAGTTCCTTCCTCATACATCTTGAGTGTATGATTTGTTGGAGTTCCAGAACCTCCAGCAGAGGCATACACAATAGCTGGGCTACCAGCAGATGACCTCGAACTGAGTTATACTAGCCCCACCAGAATCATTAGTAGCACCAGTTAAAAAGTTTAGGGAGCCTGTGCCCTTTGTAACAAAAAATATCCCAGAATTCGTAGCACCTTGAGCAAAAGCGTTCACATTTCCAATTGCAGGAGAGAACCCCCAATTTGAAGTTGGAGATGCGAAATCTAGTAATTGTAACCCTAGTGTGCCATTATTCGTCTTGAGCGACAGCGATCCGGTCGTACCGGAGTCGATGATGGGGGTGAATACACTTTTCCAGCGATTTGCTGGAAGACCAGAAGAAGCAAAACCATCTGTATTAGGCCGAACATTTCCAGAGCCCACTTGGCAAATAATGTCTGACCCACCACCTGTTGCCAGAATCAAAACACCTGCTACAGCGGAATCTACCTTAGGCGTAACTACACTCGTCGTGGCTGTTACAGTACCCGCAGATATAGCAATCGCCGGTGCGCCACGATAGAAGAAGTTGTTAAGATCTTGTAGCCACGCCGCGCTTATTGTAGGCGGGCCACCTTGAACAAATGTAGTATCAGCCATTAGGGATTAGTCACAGTCGGGTCAAAGAGAGGACTTACGAATCCAGGGATTACACAGCCTGGAATAGCCTCGCCAGGAAAAGCTGTCATTCCATTCGGAGAACACACAGGCACAAAGGTGGTTCCTGCCTGCTGCACCCAGGGAGGCGTCTGAATGTCTGGAACTCCACGAACAAAGTCCTGTGGCTGCCTAGCCTCATTATGCTCCGGGCAGCGCCACATTCCCTGCCAGTTCTTCACCATTTCAGAGGCTTTACGCTTATGCCCACACATGGAGCAGGAAGCGTTCCAGTCCCCTGGGTTAAGGTAATCAGAGATTCCCATTAGTATTCCATTCCTATGGCAAAGCCCTGCTTCTGAAGCTTTGGCAACTCTTTCTTAAGACGGTTGCCAATGTCGTTGCGGAATGCTCTATCCTGAGTGGACGGTATCGAGAGCTGCCATAGAGTCTCATAGCACGCTTTCTGTGCCTCGCTGACCGTCTTTCCAGTTCCCGTCGCCACAAGGATGTAGTCACCAGCGGTGAGGTAGGTTTCTGCACTACGAACTCCCCCAGGAACTTGAATCGGTGCCATACCAATCATCACTTCCTGAAAGTGAAGATGAGGCTTGTTGCTCAAAGTAATACCCCTGATAGGAAAGCCTGACCACTCCCGCTTGGTCAGTTTGCTGTTCGGGTAGTCCCCATGAGAGAGAACCACTCCAATTACTACGTCTTGGGATACCTTCATCGTATCCTTCCCGTCGAGTAGATCTCTTAGCCATTGTACAGGGTCTCCTGAGTTAACCGCTTGGTGGATGTTGAATGCAGGCCATCCCAGCCGAGCCGTGAACTCAAGAGGCCAGGGTACACCTTTCTTGTCCACAATGCAATTTACGTTGAGATTGCCTACGTAGTTAATAGTATGCAAAAAGCTTTCAAGAGGTTTAAGCATCAAGTCAAAAAGCTTTGAGTGCCGGACATAGCGCATGATGGTTCCCTGCTCGCCAGTATTCGGCCCAAGGTCATCTGGGTAGAGACGCTTTACTTCCCAGTCTTCCTCGATCCAGTTGTTCCAGCCTCCAGGTCCGAACCAACCACTAACACCGATCTCAGTACCTTCAACGAGGCCTTGAAGCATGAACTGTCCGTCGAGCTTTGTGGTAGCCTTCCAATGCTCAAGCATAAAGATCATGTCAGCCGCTGTGTCCGAGACAAAGCTAACTGACTTATCCATATCTCCGCCCCAGGGCTTAGAGACATAAGGCTTGTTCGTAGAGCGAACGTAAGAGATTGCCTTATCGTAGTCGTCAAACACCTTGTTAGGCTTTGTAGCTATTCCATGTTCATTTAGGATTTTCTGCCCGTAAGCTCTATCAAGTTCGAGCCTAGCTCCTTCAGCGTTTGCTCCAAGGATAGGGTAGCCTTGCGAGAAGAAAGGCTTAAGTTCCTTTTCAAACTTATTATTGGCTGTAAGAAGTATGAGGTCAGCCCATCCCATCGAAGCGCGCCAATTATCAACTTTTTGAACAAGACCATCTCCCACAGGTGATTTAGGCGTCCAAAGGCGAACGCTGTGATCTGCCTCTTGACAGCGCATGCCGAAGTCAAGACCACAAAAGTCTGGGTCGATGATTAAGACGTTCAAAACTCTACCCTACGCTTACGCTTCTCTGGAAGCTCTCTAGCACTGTAGCGTTTAATCTCGTCAGGGTCTAAGCGGCTCTGTACAGAGCTTATCTTAGCCTCTAGAGCCATCTTACGATCGACTAACATGCTTCGGCGTTGCATTTCATTAGTGTAC